TACTTTGCTTTCAAGATCGACGATATCGAAGAAGCACACAGCCACGTTAACTTCATGGACCTTGCTACAAACCGCGCGGCTTACCGCCTGGCTGACCAGCTTGACCAAGAAGTACTCGGTTATCTCTCAGGTTACAAACAGTCTGCTCTGCACACTGCCGGTGACACTGTAAACGACCAAGTAAACGGTACTGTTGCTGTTTCAACAGCTGGTACAGATGAACTGCTGACTTCAATGAAGCTCCGCAAAGACTCATTTGGTAACATCACAACTGCTTCTGCTGCTGATCACTCGATCCCAGTTGCTGCTCGCCTCCCAGGTGCAACAGCTCTGCCAACAGCATATGCTTCACCTGTTATGTTGATCAACCGTATGGGTCGTCTTCTTGACCAACAGAACGTTGATAAAGATGGCCGCTGGATCGTAATTGACCCAGTAATGCTCGAAGTCCTGATGGACGAAGACAGCCGCTTCCTGAATGCTGACTTCGGTGACTCAGGTGCTCTGCGTAACGGTCTTGTTATGAACAAGTGGAATGGTTTCCGCGTATATGTTTCTAACAACCTTCCTTCAGTCGGTGGTGGCGCTGCTACTACAGGTACTGCTAACCAGAACACTGACTACGGTGTTATTGTTGGTGGTCATGATTCTGCTGTAGCAACTGCTGAGCAAATCAACAAGACTGAAACATACCGTGACCCAGACAGCTTTGCTGACATCGTTCGTGGTATGCACCTCTACGGTCGTAAGATTCTTCGCCCTGAGGCTCTTGTAACAGCTAAGTACAACCTTGCGTAAGACAGTGGGTACCCTGGGTGACTGGGGTACCTCTTCTCTTAGTCATACATCTTGAAAGGATTCTCAAATGGCTCTCTCCACTTCCCTTAAGTCTAAGGCCTATATGGTCGAAAAGACTGTAACTCTCGGCACTGCCTCCGGTACTGTTGTTGGACCATCTGTTCCAGCTAACACTATGGTTATCGGCGCTGGTATCGAATTTGTGACTGCTGCTGGTTCTGCTGCTACTTCTTCTACTGTAGCTATCGGTGACGGTACAACAGCTAACTTGGCTGCTACTGACATGCAGGCTCAGGCTGCTGGCACCATCCTCGGTGGTGTAGTTCCTAGCTTCATCTCTACAGCTGACACTATCGACGCCATCCAGGTTGTCACTGGTGCTGGTCTTGTTGCTGCTACTGCTCGTATCTGGGCTATCGTTGTAGACGTTAACGAGAACACTAAGAACGCTGCTGAAGTTGACCGCGACACACTCGCATAATAACTAACTAGGGGCCCCTTCGGGGGCCTCTAACACTGTACGGACTTTATAGACAAGGTAAGAAATGGCTTATACATACCTCGACATTACTAATGAAGTATTAGCTCGTATGAACGAGGTCACACTTACTTCCTCTAACTTCAACACAGCTCGTGGATTCCAGATCCAGTGTAAGAATGCTGTGAATGATTCTATTAACTTCATTAACCACCGTGAATTCAACTGGCCCTTCAACCACGCTTCAAAGACTGAGGTTCTGGTAGCTGGTACAGCACGTTATACCATCCCGACTACAGCTAAGACCGTTGACTATGATACCTTCCGTTTGGTTAAGGATTCTAGTCTTGGCACTGCAGGGGGTGGTCTTGGTCGTCTAGACTACAAAGAATATATTGATAAGTACATCGATCAAGAAGATGATGCTACTCTACAAGGCGGTGAACCTCGTTGGGTTGTACGTACTCCAGATAACAACTATCTCCTGTACCCTTACCCAGACAAGGCTTACTCGCTTAAGTATGAGTACTACGATCAACCTATAGCCCTCTCAGCTGCTACTGATGTCCCAGGTGTGCCTGAGACTTATCGTCAGGTAGTAACAGACGGTGCTACAGCGTATGCGTACCAGTACCGTGGGGAACTAGACCAGTACAACGCTAACTGGGCTCGCTTCCAAGAGGGTATCTCAGACATCCGTAGTATCTTGACTAACCGTTATCCTTACGTACGTTCAACTGTGATTGAAAGGTCTGGTACAACATCGGTCTTTCCTTCTGTACTTTAATAGGGGTTAAGTAGCATGGCAGACACAAGTGGCCTGAGCCCCTTTATCTTTCCTCTAAAAGGTGGTCTTGTTCTAAACAAGTCTAACTTCTCTGTACAACCAGGGATGGCCCTTGAGCTAGAGAACTTCGAACCAGACACAGCTGGTGGGTACCGTCGTATCAATGGTCACGAGAAGTGGGCATCTGAGGTCGTACCCTTTACTACAGCCTCTACTGAGCCAGTACTGATGTCAGCCTTCTACCAAGGTGAAGTCATTGCGGCTCGTGGTACAGCTATCTACCGCTCTACTGATTCAATCAATGAACTTAGTGGTGCACTGTCTGATGTAGCTACCACAGTTACTGTAGCAAGCACGACTGGGTTCACTGCTACAGGTACTATCATTATTGGTTCTGAGCAGATCACGTACACAGGTTTAACTACAACTACCTTCACTGGTTGCACACGAGGCGCTAACGGTACTACAGCAGCAGCTCACTTAGATGCTGCAGCAGTATACCAGACTTGGACTGCTATAGACTCTGGCCGTACAGACGCTATGAAGTACACCTTCCGCCGTATCAACTTCAACGGTACTGAGCTACTTGCCTTTGCTGATGGAGCTAATAACGCTTCTTATTGGGATGGTACTTCTGTTACTGATGTAAACGGAACTAATGCTCCAGCTGATCCTCACTATATCTCAGTGTTCAAGAATACTGGTTTCTATGCAGGAATGTCATCTAACCCACAAGAGATTATCTACACAGCTCCTCTTACTTTAGATGACTTCTCAGTAGCTAACGGTGCTGGTAGTTTTGTAGTTGACTCACCTGTAACAGGTATGATTGTATTCCGTGATAGCTTGTACATCTTCTCGGCTAACCGTATATACAAGCTTACAGGTTCTTCACAAGCTGACTTCACACTACAACCTATTACTCGTGAGATTGGTTGCCGTAATGGCTGGACCATCAAAGAGTTTGCTGGTGATGTTGTATTCCTTGGTCCAGACGGTCTACGTACTATCGCTGGTACAGACAAGATCGGTGACGTTGAGTTAGGTACAATCTCTAAGCCAGTACAAGAGTTATTCCAAGATAGGGGTGATGTAGATGAGTTCGATGCTTTAGTCATCCCTAACAAGACTCAGTACCGTATCTTCTTTAGCTCCACAGGTAATGACATCAGCACTACTCAAGGTGTCATCTGTACTCGCACAGAGGAATCCTACGAGTTCGCTACAACAAAGGCTATTAAGCCTTACTGCAGTGACACAGAGGAGTACCAAGGTGAGTACTACGTGCTTATGGGTGACTTCAACGGTTACGTCTATCGTGCTGAGCACGGTACTACATTCGATGGTTCTACTATCATTGGTCGCTACCGTAGTCCTGACATCACAGCTGGTGACCCAGGTATCCGTAAAGCATTCCAGCGTGTAATCATTAACTACGCCCCAGAAGGTGCTATCAACACTGACCTATTCCTTCGTTACGACTACGAGTCAGCTGACTCACCACGCCCAGCTGCGTACCCTTTTGACTCTACCAAGGTTGTAGCTTTGTACGGTGTTAGTCTTTACGGGGTAGCTACTTACGGTGGTCAGACAGACCCTCTTATCAGACAACCAGTTGAAGGGTCAGGTTTCTCAATAGCAATACGTGTTATTGACTCAGGCGTATCATCCCCTTATTCACTCAAGGGTTTCCAATTAGAATTTACTACAGCGGCTAGACGCTAAAGGAGAGATTAGATGGCAGGTTACACACGCCAGAGTACATACACAGACGGTGACGTTATCCAGTCGTCTGACTCGAACAACGAGTTTGATGCTCTTTTAGACTCATTCAACAACTCTACTGGTCATGCTCATGACGGTACTACAGCTGAAGGTCCAGTCATCGGTCTTATCGGTGACGCTGGGGTAACCATCCCACTGAACAAACTAGCAGTAGACACAGTTAATGATCGTCTCAGCTTCTACATTGATGTAGCGTCTACCTCTGTTGAACAGATTAGAGTTGAAGATGGTCTAGTCTACCCAGTTACTAACAACGATATTGACTTAGGTACTTCAGTCTTCATGTTCAAGGACGGCTACTTTGCTGGTACCCTTGAGTCCGTTAACCTTCAAGTAACTAACATCAAAGCTAACGATGGTACAGCAGTCGGTTCTATCGCTGATTCTACAGGTGTCTTCACTATCGCCTCTGCTGTACTTACTACAGCGGACATTAACGGTGGTACAGTTGATAACACTGTCATTGGTGCTACAACTCCTTTGGCT